CGAAATGTCCGGCTAAGCGCGTGTCGTTGTTGAGCACAACCATGCAGTTATCGATTGTGGGTATTACAGAGCCGTTGCTGCGCCTTGCGAGCATCTTGCCAACATTGCCTCGCACCTTTATATCTTCGGATTTGCCAGCATCATGTGTGCATGCGCTTGCGACGATCTTTTCGACTTCTCCTTGAGACATTGGCGGCTTGCACATAATGGCATTCACGCCCATAACAGACGCGAGGATAATGCTCTCGTCTGCGCTGTAGGCTCTCAAGCTGCATGCGTACTTGTATAGCGTGTCGTTGCGCTCTCCGGGTTTGATTGTCTCAGGCAGCTCGAATTTCTGAATGCCGCCCGTCTTGCCTTTTTGGACGTGAGCGAGAAACGCATATACATTGTCATCAGCGTTTGGTATGGCGTAATCGGCAATATCGAAGTCCCATTCGTAATCGCCGTTTTCAAGCAAACTTCCAGCACCAACGACATAGCCACCGTTTCCGCGTATGTCCACGCCTAGCTCGGCATTGGTCGAACAGCTAATGGGCCTGTCTGCGTAGAAATACAGATGCATGCCGCCCCGTGGCGTGGTCACTATCGGTCCCTCTGGAAATGCGCCGTGGCTTGATTCCCATGCCCTCACGGTCGCTATGCCATCTTCGCCCTTGTCGTTGTCCACGTCGCAGTCAATGACGAACAGATTACCTGCATCTTCGCCCGTGGCTATGCCATAGTTGCAATTTGGGCGTTTGCTCATGAAAGAGCGCAAGCTGTCCACGTCTTGCGTGTGCGAATTGCGCCCACCTTCTACAGCAGGCACTTTTGAATGCTCGGCTAATGGAAAGACCGCAAGGCCGTATGTGTCCACCATCTCAATGGCGGTTTCCAATGGCGCGGTCATACCCTATCGCCTCCTTCCCTTACGTATGCGAATCCATGCCTGTCTATAAACCGCAGGCCGCTCATCGCCTTGTTTCTGATTTCTTGTGCCGAGTACATCTCGGAATATCGGGCTATATGCGCCCAGCTTGCGTCTTGCAGGTAGTGCATGCAGATACAATCCGCGTAAATCGAGCCTTTGAGCTTCGCCAAGCCGCCGCGCCCGTGCTCCCCATAGAGAATGGACGTGGCGGCATCCAGCATCTTTTCCAGCTCGGCTCTGCGCTCTGCCACGATCTGCTCGTAGTCCATGGCGGCATCAATCCGCGCCATGGGGTCACTTGAGCCGCCGTGCGCCTCGTCGTACTTGATCGCGCCGATGGACGTATCAGACAGCTCGGCATACCGAGCCTCAACGCGCTCGAACTTGCGCACCTGCGCTCTAACGCCCTCGAAATACTCCCTCGCGCTAATCGTCATACGGCACCCCCAACAAGTCGCATATGCGCTTTGCGCTTTCCTGCGGCGAGCAGAATTCGAAGCGGCACCCGTAGCGGCTCTCGATGGTGGACATGGCCTTGGCAAGCCTTGCGCCCTGGATGGGCTTCATCTTGCCGCTCTTGGCGCACTTGCCGCGTGGGTCTAACGGCTTGCATCCGCCCGTCTTGCCCGAAATGGCTCGCTTACCACAGTGGACGCACATGCCGTTCGTCCATCGCAGCACGTCGCTCACGCGCTCGTATCCCAGCTCGTTTTCCACGAGCACCACGAGCTTGTACCCAGCGTTAGCGGCTCGTCTGCATTCCGAGATGAACCGCTTATGCTGCTTGCCGTTGATGTTCTGCGCGATTTCGTCCACGTTGCGCTTGGTGTCCACGCAGACGTTTGACGTTTTCGTGCAGTAATCGCCTGCCGGGGCTATCGCGGTGTCGATTTCGTGCGTCTTCGCGGTGAGGGACGCACGCACGACCTTAACGCCGTGCGCCGCCCACCATTCGTGCTTTAGCTCATGTTTGCCGCGTTTGTTTCTTGTATCTTCATAGAGAATCATAAGAATGGAATTTCATCTTCGTTGTACGCGCCGCCGCTGGTGGACGATTGGGGCGCGGGGTTCGCGTCTTTTTGCGCCGCCTGATAATCCGCCCACTTTACCTTGCGCCCATCCTCGGTCTCGACCGTGATGCGCGGCTTGTCATCTGCGGTCACGAAGCGATCAGGCCGCACGTTCACGTTCGTATAGCCGCGGTCATTCGTGCGCACCTGTCCGTTCCATGCGACGAGCACCTTCTTGCCGATGAACAGCGTCCACTTGTCGGCCTCGAAAGCCGCACGCGGGTCAAATCCCGTGTTCGCCTCTTCGATAGCCTTGAACGTATGCTTGAGCATGCCCAGCGCACGCTCAGACCAGCTCATGAAGAGCGAGTGGGCATACGGCTTGTCTTGGTAGAAGTCGCGACTGAACTCTCCTGCGAAATCACCCTCTGCAACGTCCACCTGGACGCGCACGCATTGGCGCTCTGCCGATTTCTGCAAGCCGTTGCGCGTTTCCCATTCGGTATCAATCGCGGTGATGATGCATTCGTACACGCCCGGCACCATGCGCTTGAATTCTCCAGCGGTGGATTCCTGCGCGTTGTTAAAGTTGTCATCGAGTTTAGGCATTTGCGGTTCCCTTCTTGTTGGTTGATTTCTTCAAAGGCTCTAAAGCCCAGTAGTCTCTGATTGCCGTGTCCACGGCTTTTAGATCGTTGTCGATTTCGTCTTGCTCGAACATTTCAGGAGGAGTCTTGACGGTCGAGCCGCCATCGTTCTTCGTCGTGAAGTAATGGCGCTCCTTGTTTCCGATGCACATGAGCACGACGCTGAACAGTCCCTCTAGCGTGTAGTGGTTATCAATCAGCTTGCCCAGTGTTTTTGCCTTGAGCTTGCCGTCATCGCCCACCTCTGTATGCATCAGGAAGTAAACGACGGTGGACTCTGGCATCTCGTACACGCTGCGCACAAGGCCGATGAAGCCATACCCGATTGAATTCCACTTGTCATAGCCGCCGAGGTTCGTGTCCATTTCCTCGAAGCTCATCAGGTACTGCGCGTCATCGATGATGTAGGCGTTGCGCGTGCCTGTTGACAATGCTTCGCGCACGGCCTGAGAATTCTGCAAGCGTGCGTACTTGAGAGTGGACTTAAACGGCAGCGGCTTGCCAACGACGTTAATCAGGCCGATTTCGTCATTCTCGAAGTTGCGCAAGCTGGACGATTTGCCGCTACCAGATGCGCCAATGATTAAGACTGGAGTACCGATAAGTCATCACCCTTTCATGTTTCCAAAAGTCCTGCAACGACGCTAGGCAACTCATTGCCCATCGCCTGCGCAACCTTTTGCACGTCAACCTTGAGCGTGGTTCCCGTGGCGTGCTCTGGTATCACGACGTGATTAATCTCGTATCCATCGGGCAACTCGCCTGCCGTATCAAGCGCGAATTGCGCCAGCTTCGCAGCCTGATTGAGCGCGAACAGCGTGCAGATTTCGGGATTCTCACCCGCCCACTTCACGAAAGCATCGTGGTCTGTCTCGCTCATCACGCGCTCCGTCTTCGGCTTCGAGACGCGCACCGAATAAGTACCGACCTTTTGACCGTTTACGCGCAAATCGCGGCTCTTGATGCCGTCCAGCTCGTATGCCTTGAGCATTTCCTCATCGACCTGCGCACGAACCGAATCTGGGTTCTTCGTGCTCACCGCATCCCCGACCACCTTGAAGATGGCCTGCGCGAGCGTGAGCTTTTCGATGGTAGTTAGCTCATTCATCCGCGCCACCGCCCAGCTCGTCATAGCCAGTGGACGCATCGAACGGCACAACGTCTACGATGCCCTCGACCGTCTCAGCGAACTCCTCGGCCTTTTTCTTTGAGACGAACGCATACTTGTTACATAACGCGCACGTTACGACATAAATTACTTTCATATTTCTTCTCCTTAGAATCCGAAAATCGGGCAGATAGTCAGCCACGCGATAAGAATCGAGACGAGAATCCAGATGGCCTTGAATGCGAAGTAGCAGACGGTGCTGATGAGGTCGTGTTCCTGCCCCTGGTAGTAGTCATCTGGCAGCGTCCAAATCGAGTACCATGCCCTGACGGGCAGCATGAGAATGTCCATGATGCTCACCTCGCTACTCCGTTTCGTGGATTGATACGACCGTGATGCCGCACGCCTCTGCCACGATCTTCTCGACCTCGGCACCGCGCGAGTTTTCCCATCCGTCCACCTGCACGAGGTAGTCATAAAACGGTGAGTCTGGGGACTTGTCCCAGTCGGTCATGATTAGCTCGCCGATGCAATACCGCATGGCCTGCTCGTGGGTCTTGCCGAAAAGCACCTGACTCGACGGGTTGAAGATGCTCTTCGCTCCGCACCGACTGAGCCAGTATTCGGCTTTTCCGAAAGTTTTGTATAGCTCGGCTGTTGTCTGTCCGGTGATTGCGCCGCTCAGATAGCAGTTGCAGCCATCGACGCTGTAGCTAGGCATTGCACACCTCCATTGCTCGTGCGAATCCACCGTCTGCATACTTGCCCTGCGAGTGGAGGTAATCGGGAAGTTCGCTCGTCCAGATTCGGTACTCGCGCTTGCCAGCGAAGTAACCAGGTGGACGCAATGAATCGTCCTTCATTTTTGCGAGCTGGTAGATTTTGCGTCTGTCGATTTTGAGCAGCGACGCAAGCTCGCTAACTGAAATGTTGTCGGTGAATTCAGCGCACGTTATAATTGTGTCTGACATTGATTGATACTCCTTTCTTTGTCGTTGACCTCGCAAGTCGCAGTTGCGGGGTCTCTTTCTTTCTCCCACGACCTTTTGAGCACGCTCATCGCTCTAACTAGGCTCTTGTGCTTTCCATTCCGCCGTGGGTATGCTGTTTTCAATGTGCTGTGAGTCCCGTCGTGGGATTCGGTAGTGCTAGATGCGCGTGTCGCGGAAGTAATCAGATGGCATATTCAAAAATTCGCAGATAGCCAGGTATTCCTCTGCGTATAACTTTGTTTTGCCTTTCAATTTGTTATTCAGGCTCGGAGCGGAAATACCTACTGCCTCTGCGATAGCCGTTTGCTTGATGCCCTTTTCCTTGACATACCTAGCGACGTTTTCTGAAATCATCAGCCCTCCCTTCACTTCACAGAACGTGAATCAGACACCATTGATAATACACGTTTTGTGAACGATTGCAAGAAAAACTTGAAAATTAATTCACAAGACGTTAATTTGTTTATGCACTCAGGGAGGTGGTTTGAAATGGATAAGAAAAGAAGGATTGCATACGCTCTAGTCCAGCTTATGGACGAGCACGATACCCAAGGCAAGGAACTTGCAAAGTATCTTGGGGTGAAACCATCTGCTATCTCGAACTACCGAAACGGGACGCGATCAATAGATATAGATACTCTCGATAATATTTGCGAGTATTACCATATCTCGGTTTCTGAATTGCTCGATGAGGGTAAGAGCGACGTAATTAAGCTCACCGACGATGAGCGCGACCTTATCAAGTCGTATCGCAAGCTCGACTACACAAGCCGCCTCGCCGTTAAACAGCTCGCGGCTACTCTCTCGCCCGAAACTGCATCTGATACGAGGGAGGGGATAGCATGAGAAGCGAACTCGGCTCCATCACCAAATCGAAGTCCGGCGCGTGGGTATGCCGCGTCACGGTGGGCTATGACTCCAACGGCAAGCAGGTCACCAAATCGAAGTCCGTGCGCGGCACCAAGAAAGATGCGCGCAAGGTGCTGAACGCGATGCTTGCGAAATACAACCTCATCGAGCCTGATGCCGTGGGCATGACGCTTGCGGAGTTTATAGACAGCCTCTACCTACCATGGCATGACGCGCAGTACCCCCGTCCCGATTCCATGGCGAAACTGCACCGCACGCTCGAATACGTGAAAGACGATCTCGGCGCAATCGAACTCTCGAAGCTCGACCGCCGCCGCTGCGAGATATACGCCACGACCGCGCCAACGTGGAAGCTCGACAAGCTGCGTGCGGTCTTGCGCAAGGCGGCTCAATGGGAGTATATCGCCAAAAACCCCATGGACGGCATTTCAAAGCCTGAAACGCGACCAGAGCGCAGAAGAATCACCACGGAGCAGCTTGCAGACATTCTCTACGCATTCGAGGGAGACAGCCTTGAGCCTGTGGTTATCCTCATGGCCTCATGCGGTCTCAGGAAGTCAGAAGCACTCGCGGTCAACTGGGAAGATATAGAGTGGACAACTGGCAGGCTGGTAATCTCCAAAGGATGGCATTACGACGGCTCTAGAGGCTGGATGGAGCCGCCAAAGAACGCGAACAGTAATGGAGTAGTTTACATACCCAAAAGCGCGTTAAATCGGCTCTCAGAGCTTCGTGAGGGGAGATTCGGCGCTCTGGTGCTCGCCCCTCGCACTGGTGGACGAATATCGCCCAATTCAGCATCGTTCAAATGGCGCAAAATCGCACGCCCGATTCTGGGAGATGACTATATCCCGCTGGAAAATCTCAGACACACGCACGGCTCGATACTCTTCGATGAGGGAGTGAGCATCGACCTCATAGCCAAACGCCTTAGAAACACGCCGAGAATCGCTCTCAGGCATTACGTGCGCGAATCGGAAGAGACGAGAAAGCAGCTTGCAGACGCATACGATGACGCAATGAGCCAGTAATTTATGCAATTTTATGCAATCTGAAATGGCATTCCCCACGGTGAACGCGGTTTTCACACTTCGGGCACCAAGATTGCTTTTTGCCGCATATCTCGTTGTAGTGTTGTTTTACCTTGCGCATTGTTGCGTAAAAGTGCGTAAAAGTGCATAGATTTGCGCGAATTTATGCAAAGTTATGCAATGAGTTATGCAAACTTCAAACGGTGAAGTAATCAGGGCATAAAAAAGAGCGGCACCGAGCACATTGCCCGATGCCGCCTTGCGCCTAACCGCGCATGAGTTCGTTGTATGGAAGAGAATGCGTTTTGCCCCAGAAAGGAAGGAGGAAAAGGAGGCCCATGCGCGGGAGTGGCCTACATATGCGGCTGCTCTGGTGCGCCGTGCCTTACAGCGTCCATGAAGCGATGCGCCCACGGTGCCTCTTCTGTCCCCAGCGTGAAGCAGGGGATTTCGCGACCGTAGCATTCGCGGTATACGGTTTTGATAGCTTCCATCTCGTCGGGATTGTCTAGCGCGTGGAGATTCGTTCCGTCGTACCAGACCATGTAACCTTCGCCGTCAGGCTGGAATAAGCATTGCATGTCATCATCCTCGATTCTCTCTTGTGGTTGCTGTCCACCGTCGTATTTCGGCCTGCCATAGCCGCGAATGTACCCACCTTCGTAGCGCACGCGCTCCATGACCGCGCCGCCGTTGTCATCGCTTGAAGTGGACGTATTGCCCTCGATTGTGATTGCGCCGCCTGGGATGGCTTCCTTCACGATGCCGATGTGTGAAGCGATGGGGGAGCCGAAGAACACCACATCCCCCGGTTGTGCTCCGCTGTCCACCCATAGCCCGTTGTCGCGGAACCATCGCTCATGGTATGGACAGTATGCGAAACGACCGCCGATGAGCGATGATGCATCGGCTTGGGCGAATACCCAGCTCACAAAACAATCGCACCATGGTTGGCCTTGCATACTTGGGTCATACCAATCCCAGTATTTGACGATGTTGCTGTCAGGCGGGTTTTCGCTATATCCGATTTGAGACGCGGCAATATTGATGACTTCCTGCGCCGTTGTCATTCGCGCTCACCGTCCACCTCTGGCAGACCAGCCAAGCTCGTCAGCAGCGACACAATGCCCGCAAGACAGCTCGCGCTGCCCACGAGTACCCAGTTCACGTCGCCCATCGCGGCAGACGTGCCGATTGTGGCAACTGCCGTCTGCGCCACCGTCTTGATCGCGCGGATGCCAGCGGCCTTACCCCATGCTTTCCAGTCTTTCATGATTACTCTCCTTGTGCCGTCGTTACTATCTTCACGTGCTCCATCACTCGGTTGTACATGACCGTCCCCGTCCCGTTGCCGCCCGCGTTGTGATACGCCTGATAGCAGGATTCGAGATGGCTCAGCTCCTCGGTCGTGATGGGGTGCCCCTGCTCGACAACGATGCGGAAGTAGCGGATGATCTCCGCCCTCTGCATCGAGCGCTCGAAGTCCCTCGAAGCGTCGTTCGCGAGCTTCTGCCTGTGGGCGAAGCGCACGAGGAACGCCCACATGCCGCCAATCATGGCGGTCAGGAACGCTGTCACGCACACTTCAAGCATCGATATTGCGAATGGTTCCATGAATCACCTCCTAGTCGTTACGATGGTGCCTAGATATGGCGTTATATCCACTTATTACCTCCTTGCAGTTGTGCTGTAGCACTCAATAGTCTTGTCTTGCATCGCTATAGGAATGGGATACGGATTACAAAACGGTCTAAGAACGCCTGACGGCGATTATCTCGACGGTAACACTCGTACTGCTGATTGGGCTAAGATTCACGTCAAAAATCGTCAAATAGCCGCCGTCACCACGCCATAGCGCGAAACCAGTTGTTGATGTGGCGCGTGCTTGGAGAATGACGTAATCCCTGAAATCTATGCCGAAGTTGCTTATGCCGAAAGCGCCCGTTGCCGTTGTTGTCGCTGTTGCCGTCAGCGTCTGTGATACGGATTCCCGGAGCGATGCCAGGGAACCGACGGAATCCGAGACGGAACTGCCCGAAATCGCGCCAGTGGCGGCGATGGAGGCGGGGGTGAGGGCCTGGTTGTTGAGGAAAGCGATGATGTCGGCACTCGTCGCAGGAGTTGCCGCCGTAACGTGTCCTTCGGAGTTGGTAGTTATCTTGTACAGGTCTTCCGAAAACGCCGCGCCCTTGTTCGTCACTGCATGCGCATATGCCGCTGCGCCACGATCTCCACGATAAGCAGTGGACGATGTTTCGCCAAGCGCGAGCGATGCCGAGATTTCCGTGTACGCGCTGCCTGTCCACCTGTACGTGAGGTTGGTATCAGTCGCAACGTAAATCTTGCCGCTTTCGCCTGTGGAGGGGAATGCTGAAACATTCGAGTATTCCAGCACGTCATCTACGTATGAGGGAAGCTGACTTGACAGCACAAGGCCGTTTGAATCAAGTTCGGCTACACCAGATGCGGCACCTTTCTCGCTTGCTGGGATTGCGCCTGCATCTTCAATATCCACGCTCAGCACTTCGCCAGTCATGTCGAGACCGCTTCCGAGCTTCGCGCCGCCTCTCATAGTTGCGGACATTACTGGCACGTCATAATCCACGATAGCCTCTGCCGCTGCTACCGCTTCGTCCACTGCTTCCTGCGATTCTTCTAGGAACTGCTCGATAAGGCTCTTGTACCCAGGCAGAATTTCGGTGTTGTCGTCGGCAGACGGAAGCACGATTATCATCATGCGATTGGTTGAGGTGGTCACATCGTCATCGATCACCTGCACGTATGCAATCTCCGTCTTTCCAGACACGCCGCCTGCATACTCTTCGTCAATCGTGAAGGTCGCGACATTGCCGTCTACGGTGCCGTCCACGGTATAGTAGTTCAGGTTGTTCGGCGCTTTCATGGAGAATCGCACGTCCATGCCCGTCAAATCGAGCTGTTCGCCGTTGTCGTACATCTTGACGTTGAGCACCGTGCCGTTATGGTCGCCTTGCCCGATGTAGAGCACGGGTGCTACCGCCGGTTGCTTCGACACGTCAAGCTCGACTGTGTTCTCGTTCATTGATTGCCCCCTTCGAGCACTTCGACGGAGATGCGTTGCGTGGACAGACGCGCATCATCCGTTTCGATTACCACGTATGCAAATCCGCTGCCGCTCTCCATATCGCCGTCAAGCTCGAACGTCGCATTGCTGCCGTCCACGGTTCCGCTGAGCACGTGCTTAGAGTCCACGCGCATTTCGAGCGAGACGGTGAAGCCGTCTAGGTCGAGCGGTTCGCCGTGATCTAGCACAAGCACGTGGAGAATCGGCCTTGAATTGTCATGCTGCCCGATTCTGAGCGTTGGGATGCTCACAGGCTCCTTCGACACATCGAGCTGGATAGTGCGCTCGTTCATGCGCTCGCCTCCATTTCTCCAATGCGGCTCTCAAGCTGCTCTATGCGCTTCTCAAGCTGCTGGGCGTATGCGGTAAGCGGTGCGATGAGAGCCGAGTAATCGAGCGTGAGCGGGTCAAAATCAAGCGATTCGTCCGTATGGTGAGCTTCGACTGTGCATGTATTCCAACTGTCTGGCTCGGCTTCCTGCACGTCCTGTGCGTAGAAGCCAACGTGCCGTTCGCTGTCCTTCGTGTAAAGAGCGGGTTTCAGCTTTCGGATGAATTGCGCCGCGTCCTCGCCGAGATATGAATGATGCTCTTTGAGCCTGCGGTCGGAATTCTGGGTAAGCGTTCCTTTTATCCAGAGATTTCCACCAGTAGTGAGGTAGAGAACGTCAGCCCTCGAATTGCTGGCTCCATACCCGTAGGAAACAAGATGAGATGTGTTGCTAATGTTATACATGCCACCGGCATGCGAAGAATTACCACTCGCTATTGTCCCGTGTCCTTCGGCATGCGAATTTGACCCACTTGCAGTTGTAGTATTTCCCTCGGCGTGGGCAGCATTGCTTGTCGCGCTTGTATATGCGCCCTCGGTGTGCGAAAAATCACCTGTTGCGCTTGTATGGAACCCTTCGGCATGCGAGTACCCATAGTAATCCTTTCCAGCTGTTGTGTACGACCCCTCAGCATGCGAACCAAGGCCACTTGCAGTTGTAGAATCTCCTTCGGCATGGGCGTTGTCACCGCTCGCGGTCGTGTTTCCTCCCTCGGCATGCGAACGTGCCCCGCTTGCGGTCGTGGATTCCCCCTCGGCATGCGATGAATATGCAGATGCTATATTGCTGTCACCTTCGACAACGGAATAATTGCCAATACCTTGGCTTGTGTCGCGTATTCCCAAGGTAAAGTATGGCTTTTTGCTTATGCTGCCAGACTTGCTCTTTCCGTCACCATATCCGAAATGCGCTATAAAATTCGTTGCTGAAGAATATATCTCCATACCTTCGTCATCGATAATGGTGTGGATGCTGTTAGTGTCACCTAACTGTACGGTATCGCTGTCTAAGTCTATAAAAGTACCGCCAGAAGACCCTATATACCCTGTTACAATCTGCGCTGCGGTCACCAGCTCGCCAGCGATATGTCCACTCGTAAAAACAGTCTTCCACTCCCACGCGCTCTGAGAGTCGCGCGAATTCGCGATGCGGATGGTGCCGCCTTTTATCTCCGTTACCGCCGACGCTTCCGCGCCAACGAGCGGGTCTGACACGGCAACGTCATACGTGCGTATGCCATGTCCCTCGGTGATGTAGGTATAGCCGCCCGTGGCGTTGATTTCGGTATTGATGCGGTCGAGAAGCCGCGTGAGATAGTCGGCGGTTGAAAGCGTGCCGCCGTTCATCTGCTGTACGGTCTCAGTGAGCACGCCTACCTGCCTGCCGAGCGAGCCGAATGCACCAGACAGACCGCCGTCGAGATAGCCAATGGTGAGCTTCGCAACTTTACCCGCAAGCTCGTCCACTTCCATTGCCGTGACGCGCCCCGATATACGCAAGCCATCGCCGAACTTGCGATCAATGACCTGCACGGTATCACCGAGGGACACGCCCTGCATGTCGACGCCCTCACGCGCGAGTTGCATTACGTCCACGGTATACGTGATTTTCGGCACGGTATAGTCTTCGAGTACGGATTGCGCCCACGCTTTCAGCTCGGCGGGGGTCTCCATGTTACCGTTCTCGATTTCGAGCGTCGGGTACTCCCATCCGCCGTTTCCGTCTGGCAGCTTCGCCAAATCGACCATGGCGGCGTTCTCTAGGTAGTCCTTGCCGCCGTTCACGCTCGAAATATTGATTTTACGACCGTAGCCGCCCGTGTCGGTCTCTTCGCCCTTACCACGTGGGGTGATGCGGCAGTACAACGGGCCATCGGCCACCTTCCGCTTAACGGATTTCAAGTCTGCCCCGAAGTCGAATCGACGCTTTGCGGTCTGCTCGCCAATCTTGTCGTATAGGTCAACCTTGCGAGCGGTCACGAATCCTAGAGTGGACACATCGATAGTTGTGGAAAGCTCGCCGCCCCACGTCTTCACGAGCGTTGATACGGCGTCCCAGCCGTCAGTGTCGTACATCGATGCGCCTGCTTGCGCCATGCGAGTGACAGTACCGCGTGTCCATCGTTCTGTGCCGCTCAGAGCCGCATCAAGAGCCAATGATGCAGTAGTTGGGGAGTCGATGCCTGGCATGCGCGAGACGCGCGTCCCTTGCAAGTCTGGCTGAACGCTCCACGTGCAATAATAAGTGCCTATGGCGCGGTTGCCGTTTGAATGCTCGTGGTCAACGCCGTATACGACGTACTCATGCCAGTACGAGCGGTCATCTTGCAGAAGGACGCGCTGGCCCTGTTCGAGAACGCGCGTAGTGGTTATTTCCAGCGAATGCTCGCCGTTGACCTGCTCGATGCGATCAAGCGCGAAAACATCCGCTTCCGCAAGCTCGAATAGCTGCACGTCCCGCCTGTCGTTTACGATGATTCTGCGCATCTAGTACCACCTCTC